GACTCTTGAACAGGTCGCGGTCTACCATAACCGTGTAAACCCGATGCACTTCGCGGACGAAATGATGCTCGCAGGGAAGTACTACAACGAGTGCATGTTGTGTCCCGAGGTTGAAGGGGGAGGGCAGGCAACCGTTGCACGTATTCTCACGCGTGGCTATCCTAATGTGTGGCTCGATAAGCGTCCTGATCGTGTCAAGGGGTCTTTCAACGTTTATGGTTGGAGCACTAACTACAATCGTAAACGGTGGGCGATAGGCACATTACAACGGACGCTCCTTGACGGATCGTTGACCCTTCACGATCGCAAGACTTACAATCAGCTTCGGAACTATGTCGAGGACGAATCGGGGTATTGGGGGAATGCTGACCGGGAAGTCCACGACGATGCGGTCATGGCGCTCGCCATCGGAGTGTGCGCCTCGGAGCAGGAAGGACCGTTCACTGCTGATCCTCCCGCGCGCTCACCGATCCACGATCTCTATGCGCAAGAGTTCGACATAGCATGACGACCTACTCGTACCGATGTCGGACATGCGGAGCCCGGTTTGATTCAAACACTCGTTCTCTCACGTCCTGTCCCAGTTGTCTCGGGCGGAACATTGTACGGGACTACTCATCCGTACAGATCGGTGTGTCTGCCTTCAAACCGCACTTCAATCATGCGGTCGGAGCGTACGTGTCAACTTCGCGCGAGTTCGATGACATGCTCAAACTCCGCTCCGAAGAGAACGGGTCCCAAATCACACGAATCGATCCGGGCGAGGTTGAGCCTATTCGCTCCCACGACGACATTCTCGACACGCAAGCACGCACTATTCACGATCGCGGAATCAATCCTTCATCACTAACGGAGTAGCCAATGACTGAAACACAAGGTTGGATTCTGGTAGTCGAGGTCGGTATCATTGCTCTTTCGTACCTACTCGGACTTGTTCGTGCGCGGCCGTAATGCCGTTCCAATCCGAAGATCAGCGTCGGTTCATGTGGGCCAATCATCCCGACATCGCAGAGAAGTGGGCGCACGGCCAGCACTCAACCAAGAACGGCCCGCATCGTATGCCGAAACGATCCACGAAACGGTCCTCGCGTAAGTCGTCCCGCTGATGCCCGTCAACTTCAAGGGCACCCCCAATCCTCGCGGGCTCGCATCACAGGTATGGGCGAAGCTTTCGGGTTCCCCGGATGATGCCACCTGGGTTGATTCGGGTTCGTCGCCGGGTCCTCCGGGTCCTACCGGTCCCACCGGCCCACAAGGTCCGGTGGGTCTGACCGGTCCAATCGGTCCTACCGGGCTCACCGGTTCCACAGGGTCAACCGGTTCTACAGGGGCAACGGGTGCTCCGGGAACGAACGGCACCAACGGGGCTCCGGGAGCAACCGGTGCAACCGGACCTGCCGGTATCCAAGGTCCGATCGGACTCACCGGTCCTATCGGGCTCACCGGTCTCCAAGGTCCAACCGGTCCTCAAGGTCCGCCCGGTCCCGGTGGTGGAGGCGGCACATCCGGCATCGACAGCATCACCGACTTCAACGCGGTCTACGGTCCCAATGTTCTCAATGCAGACTACGAGTTCGGTGCTGTCTCATCTTCGCTTCCTGCCGGTTGGTCATGGGTGAATCAGGGAGCAGCGACGTACGCTGAACAGTTAGGTGGCGGGTCGATCTCAATGGCCTCTACCGCGAACGGAGACATTCGTGCTCTCGTTCAATCCATTCCGTCTGCGTCATCGTTCGGTATATATGCGAAGATGGACCTTGCGTTTCTTAGACAATCGGTAGGACCGGGCGCAGGTGGCGGAATCCTTCTCCGCGAATCATCTTCGGGGAAGCTATTCACTCACTTCCATTACATCAACGACGGTGTTGCTGACTGGCAGGACTACATTGATACATGGAATAGTCCGTCATCACATGCAAGCAACTTCCAGCAGGTCAAGTCTGGATTCACTTCCGTCCCATTCTACATGCTCATTGTGAAGAACTCTCCTACATCGTGGGACTGTTTCTTCAGTAACGGGTTCCAGTGGGTGAGGTTCGCTACTGCAATCAATGTCGGAGCGTTTATGACCCCTGACCAAGTAGGGTTTGGCGGACGCTTCGGAAACAACGCTGACTGCTCCATCGCTATCGAATGGATAAGGTGCCGGTAATGTCGAATACCCAAACGCTCGGGCTCACAGAGTTCATGCCGCGCAAAGAACCTGATCTCAACACGGTCAACGAGCTACGTAATCTCTTCCTCATCGCGCGAGATGAGAAGCGGAACCGGTACGACACTTGGATGCGGAACTACCGTCTCGTCAACAACCGTATCGGTGGGACGGTCTCGAACTGGATGCCCGCACCGCGAGACTCGGAAATCTTTCCCGGTCTTTCCTCTTGGGTCGCATGGATGACCGATCAGGAAATCGACATTGATCTCATCCCTTCTGCGGACCCGAACTCGCAACTCTTCTCCTACGTCTCGAAGATCGCAGACGACCTCAACGATGTTCTCTACACGACATGGGAAGTAGAGGACTATGACTCCCAAATCAAGCTCGCACTGTGGGATGCGGCGATGTACGGAACCGGTATCTACAAGTGCATTTGGGACAATCAACTGTCCGATGGTTACGGTAATGCTACCCTTCGTCGTGTCGATCCATGGGCCTTCTACATCGACCCTACTGCGACATCCCTCAAGGATGCAGAATACATGGTGGAGGTACGTCGCGTATCCCTAGATGAAATCCAGCGTCGGTTCCCTGACACATGGGAGCGGGTCGTTGCATCCACCTCAGCAACAGACGGGTACGACGAGAAGCCGAAGATTTACGGAGCTACCGACAATCGTGTCAAGACGAACCCCGGACAAATCCCCATGTCGGGCTCATGGCCTGGCTCGTCTCCGGGTGTCGGTACGTTCGGTGGCAAGTCACGCGACCGTCGTCTCTACAAGCCGAATCCGGGTTATGTCCTGTACGAGTTCTGGATCAAGATAAACAACGAGTCCGAAGAGGATTGGCCGGACTTCGGAGATGAGGAAGATGACCAGACTCCCGAGTATGCGGATAATCACATCGAGTCAGAATGGCGATTCGTCGCCATGTGCAACGGTCGTATCCTTCTCGATGTTCCCTGCTCTGATATGTGGTCTCACGGTCTCCATCCGTACGAGGACTTCCGTATAGACGACATCGGGGAGTTCTACGGGGTTGCTCTCGTAGACCATCTCGCGCATCCGCAAATCTACATCAACCGTCTCCTCACGGCCCTCCAGCACAACGCGGAACTCACTGGGAACCCGATCTTCATTGAGCCCGCGAACTCGGGTCTCAATCGGGTCAACATCATCAACCGTCCGGGGCAACGTCTTACTGTCTCTGGTCCGGGTGCGATGCAGAACCGGCCCGACTGGCTGACTCCTCCCGCGATGCCGCAACAAGTCATGGACCTCGTTCAGTTCTGGATCAGTCGTATCGAGAACACCATGTCTCTCTCGGCTCTTCAGAAGGGAATCACCCCCACTCAACGCAACGCCGAAGGTTCGCTCAACATGGTCCAAGAAGCCGCGTTCGTTCGTGTGCGCGCAGCCATCTCGAATCTCCAGCAATGCCTTCAGCGTTGTGTCGTAAAGCTCGCGGACCTCATCGTGGACAACTACACCACCCCGCGAATCATGGCAATCATCGGTGAGGATGGGGAACTGATCTCGAAGTCACTCGCAGGGCAGCACTTCTATGTCCCGTCCGCGAACGGTTCTGTCCCGCTCCAGTACGTCATTCGTATCGAGGCCGGTGCTGGTGGGCCGACCTCTCGTGCTGCTCGCATGGCTGAGTCCGACAAGCTGTACGGCATGGGTGCGGTTGATGATCAGTACGTGCTCCAGAAGCATCGTGTGCGGAACCCAACCAAAGTGCTCGATCGGCTCTACGAGAAGCGTCAGAAGGGGCTCGTTGGTACGCCTGGTGGCGGAGCTAAGGGGAAGAAGTAACCTTACACGCCCTATTCCTTGACGGCTCTAGCTCTGGCTGTGAGGATCGCTCTATGCCCGGTCCTACGCCCCGTCCCGATGGATGGGAAGGTGGTTCCGAGGACTTCGCTTTCCTCCGAACCTTCGACGGTCACATTGCTGTGGACCTCTTCGGGACCGGTGATGAAGCTGAGGGCGGTCGCTTCGGGCATCGCAACGCGCGCAAGAACTTCGAGGGCGCGGACCTCTCGGGCGAATACGACCCGACGCAGGACGGCTAAGGAGCCGCGTAGACGTGAAGGGGGGTGGCGCGAATGGCACGTCGTGGACGTAAGCACGGTCGGCACGGTCGGAAGTAGTTCCATCCGTTGCCACCAAACCCTGTTGACGAGGGGAAGGTCCGTCCACTATCCGGTCCTTCCCCTCAGTCACATACACACCAAGGACTCAGATGCCCGCTAGCCAAGGCAAGCTTACGCGAGGGTCATACATTCCTGGCGCTCGCAAAGGAAAGCGTTCAAGTCGGAAGGGTCGTTCCTGATGCCAACACCGCCACACATCACCAAGGCTCGCGGGGGATTCGTTCCGGGGATGGGACGCAAAGGTCGTCACGGTGGTCGCAAGAAGCACCGTTCAACGAGAGGATGATTCATGGCCGACAAGGTTGGTAACGATCAAGGGAAGCGCGGAACGAACCAGTTCATGCGTCAGGGTCACACGTCGCACATCTTCGGCAACAATCCTTCGATCGACGCGAAGGGCTCGATCACGGCTCCCCCGAAAGACCTCAAGGCGTAATACGTGCCGGGTCCGTCAGGTTCGCAGAAGTCAGTCGTTGATGCGCTGACCAACACGTATAGCGATGTCGCGAAGATGATGTTGCTTCCTGATGCCCAATCACACATGAAGTTCCTTCAGGGTCTCCAACAGGGAATCATGCAGTACATCCAGATGCAGGCGCGTGCCACAACGCAGCCGCAGCCTGGAGGTGGCCTTGCAGGGATGGGTGGACCGGGTGGTGGAGTGGGCGCACCTCAACCTCCCGGTCCATCTCCTATGGGGGGCGGAATGGGAGCGCCCATGCAGACCGCTCCCGGTGGAGGTGCCGGTATGACCGGTCTCATGGGTGCTGCCCAACAAATCCCTCCTGATGTCATGAAACAACTCGCGGGAGGTGGTGGTCAGTAATGTCTTTCTACGATCCTCAGGACCATGGTGGTGTCACCGACGAGGAACTCCAGAAGTTCTTCGATGACAACCCCGGACTCCGACCCCTATCGCCAGTGGGCGAGGGTGATTCGGGGTCGGGTGAGGGTGATGACTCTGGAGCACCTCCCGCACCTGACTCTGAGCCCGAGACTTCCCCCACTCCCCCCACCACTCCTGCTCCCGATCCTGACGGGGTTCCCGCACCGTCAGAGGCGGAACCGGATGTCCCCTCCTCGGCGTCGTCCGGTTCCGACTTCTTGGAGATCGATGGTACTCCCATTCCTCGATCTCAACTCGAAGCTGCTGCACGGTTCAATCGGCACCTTTCCAATGATGCAGGACTCCAGCAGGTCATTCGTAACTACCTGACCGGAGAAGGGGCAGTCGCACCGGAAGGTCGTAGCGTCCCTTCCGGTGCGCCGCCCGCTCCGGTTGCCCCGGTCATGCCCGAAGGTCTCGACCTTGAGGACCCCTCAATCCGGGCTCTCTATTCGGTCATCCAGCAGCAGAACGAACGCTTCGATCAACTCTCTCGTGGTCTCCAAGTCACGAGTACCCAACAGGCTCATTCGCAGCAGCAGCAGTACCAGGCTCAGTACAACGAGGCTGCTGAATCGTTCGCGAAGGACCATGACCTCTCTCCTGATGAGGTTCAGCAACTCGGGAACATCGGTGCGCGCATGAACAACATCGGTGCGTTCATGCAGGAGTTCGATCCGATTACCGGTGTGCCTCGCAAGCCGAACATGATTCAGGCGTACAAGCAGGCTCTGGAGCAGGTGTACTACATGGTCCCCGAATACCGGGATCGTGAGTTCCGTAAGTCCGTTGAGACGATGCAGGAACGTTCCAAGAAGCAGAAGCTTCTCGGTGCAGTTGGGGGCTCATCCGGGTCGGTATCCCGTACCCAAACTCCTGCTCCTCCGGGCTCGCGTGAATCGAAGAACGACATGATTCGTGAAGTCGCATCCATGATGTCCGGCGAGTGGTCGGAACCCTCGGCCGCTAACTAGCAAAGGAATAGCTGATGGCTACCCCTATCGGGACGAACGAGATCAACTCGATCAGCCGCCGGTACATCTACCCGACTCTGGTAGACAACGTGTACCGCTCGAACCTGATGTTCTTCCGCCTCAACGCGCGGATGAAGAAGGTTCTCCAAGGTGGGCTTCAGATCGAAGTTCCTCTCGTGTACGCGCGGTTCGCTGCTGGTGGGTTCTACCAGGGGTTCGATCTTCTCGATGTCTCTCCCTCGGACACCGTGAAGAACGCGGCGTACGACTGGAAGCAGGCATACGTGCCGGTCTCAGTCGATGGTCTGACCCTCATCCGGGCCGACTCTCCCGAAGCGATCGTCAACTTCCTGTCCTTCTACTTCGAGCAGGCGCAGACAGAACTCGCAGAGATTCTCGGAGCGGGTATCTGGTCCACAGCCAACGCCACCAAGTCAGTCGATGCCATCCCGACTGCCGTTGATGACGGGACTCTCGCGGCCACATACGGCGGACTGTCGCGGGCCTCGAACCCATTCTGGAAGGGCAATCTCACCGCAATCACCCCTCCGCTCTCTCTCGCGACGATGCAGACGATGTTCGGTACGACCACTGAAGGTGGACGGCATCCGACAATCATCGTCACCACGCAGGCTGTCTACAACCTGTACTGGGCTCTCAGCACCGGTGGTCAGGCGTTCCCGGTTCAGCCCGGTGGTCACGATGAGCAACTCGCGCAGAACGGGTTCACGAACCTGATCTTCAACGGTGTCCCCGTCGCAGTCGATTCCCATGTTCCGGCCTCGCAGATGTTCTTCTTGAACGAGGACTACATGTACCTGTACGTGAATCCTCGTGCGGACTTCAACATGAAGGAGTTCCGCGAGCCGGTCAATCAGGACGCGATGACCTCTCTGATCCTGTGGGCGGGCGATGTCTGCTTCTCGAATCTCCAGCGCCAGGGCAAGCTCACCGGCGTAACTTCCTGAAAGGAATCTGATGCCTGACAAGCAGATAAGCAATCCTGGTGGACTGTACGGTCTGACAGCAGACCCGAACCCCATTTCGATTGATGTGGTCAACAACTCGGGTGGCACACTCCTTCCCGGTGACCTCGTGTGCTTCACGACGGATGTGACTGGTGTGCTCGCTACGACGACCACGACTCCATCCGATACCTCAGTGTGGGGTGTTGTCGCAGCCAAGGTTCCGTCTGATTCGCTCAACACACAGTCGGCAACCGGTCCTGGTCTCCCGTACGCATCCGGTGCTGTCATGCCAATCATCATCAAGGGTCATGCGCGAATCAACATCGCAGCCAACACGGTCGCTGCCGGTGGGAACCTGTCGTCCTCGACAGCAGCGAAGGTTGCTGCTACGGCTGCTGCAGCCGGTTCGGTCGGAGCCCTCCAAGGGCTCGTCGGTTCGTTCATCGCCATCGCGCTCGAATCACAGGCCGCGAAGGATGCCAACAACACGATTCGCGCATACATCAGCAAGATGTAGGAGAGAGTTCTCTCATGGTTTCCATCGGTGACTTCGTGAAGGTCACATACTCAGGTCGGAATGTGCCGAAGCGCGACAAGGAAGGCAACATCCTTTCTGTCGAGACGGACTCCACATCCCCCTACACGCTCATGTGGGACTCGCGTCCATACGTCTGTGAGCCCGGCAAGGACACGATCGTACCGTTCGAGGCCGCAATGGTCGCGCTCGGTGATCCGCGTTCGGCAGGGTCGGTCCAGTCTGTCAAAGACCCGGTATCCGGGAACGTGTACTGGGTTGTGGACCGTGAGACGGAAGTGCGTCGGCTCCAGACCCTCTACGACAATCAGTTCACATCAGCCGGACAGATCGACTATGCGCCGAAGATGGCGGTCACAGACCTCGAAGGCAACCCGGTTCAGATGGTGCTCGATGATCCAACTGGTGATTCGGTCCTCCAAGCCTCATCCACGATCCTCGATCGCGAAGGTCTCATCGCTGAAATCCAGCGGCAACGCTCGATGATTCAGACCCTTGCAGCGTCACAGGGAATCGATCTCGACAACCCGAATCTCGTAGCGCAGGAACCGGAGAAGGATGCGGACGGCATCCCGGTTCCTCCTCCTCCCGAGACCCCTCCCACGAACCCCAACAACGTTCCTGAGGACAAGTAGTGGCTCGATACCTGGCCACCGTCGAATCCGCAGCAGCGATTGTTGCGACGGCACCGTCAGGTGCGACAGCTAATGCGCTGTTCGGCAACCTTGACGCGTCCGCATC